TTCTAAAAAAGTTTATGTGTAAGGGTTGAAATTTCGGTTTCAACTCTTATATATATTAGGTGGATGCCATTAAGGGTCCACTGTTAATCTTGCTTTATAAGGAGATACCAAAATGGTTACAAATATGCAAGCAACAAGTCTATTCGACAATATCAATAAACTGACACCCTACGCAGTGGGGTTTGATCGAATCTTTGATCAACTCAATGCATACGTTGCAAACAATGTAACGTCTAATGGGTTCCCGCCATATAACATCCGTAAGGGGGGTGACTATACTTATGCCATCGAAATGGCCTTGGCGGGTTTTTCAAAGGATGATATTGAAATCGAAGTAGCAGAAGGTTTGCTTACGGTTCGTTCTATCAAAGAGAACGATGAAAATAATTCCAACATTTATCGTGGAATTTCATATCGTAAGTTCAATCGGAAATTCACTCTTGCAGATGACATTGTAGTGAACGATGCTTCCCTCGAAAACGGTATGCTCAAGATAGACCTTGAGCGTATTGTTCCAGATGCGAAGAAACCTCGCAAAATTACAATCAAATAATTTTGAAATAGTAGCGAAAGGGGCATTGACAAAAGTGCCTCTTTCGTGTACTATAATATAATGAAACTTAATAATGGAGATTTAAATAAATGGTTAGTTTTACAACAGGAAAAATAGGCGACCCCGGATTCATTGATCCAAACAGTGCCGAAGCAAAGGCAATGGTTGTTCCATCTACAGATGATGATTTTGTAGAAAAACCTTCTGAAGAAGAAGTAGAAAAGGTTAGCATTGGTATTACGGTTGCAATGCGTAATAAGTTAGCAGTTAATATTATGCGAGCTGAAATCCCGCTCAATGTTATTGATGAATTGAATGAACATATTGATGAAGTAATTATTCCTGCTGGTCTAGACTTGTCGCCAAAATTGGTTGGTCAGATTAATCAGGATGAACACTCTGGCCAGTGGCTCTTTCCACATAATGATGGTAGTGTCGGAGAACAGTTTGCTGAGATTATTAATAATCTTAGTAAAGAATATATTAAACAGACTCTCGGTAAACTTGAGTTTGAAGATACATATAAGGAAGTAAAGACTGATATTGAAACTATGTGGTCGGTTCATAGTTATGCTGGTGACTATAACCCTTTGCATGATCATGGCACTCGTAGTTTTATGGGTCTGTCTTGCATTCTCTTTCTAAAGGTTCCCCCACAGATTGAAGCTATTGGTCTTCCATCTGATGAAATGATTGCTGCTGGTGTCACGCCGGGGTTTCAAGGACTCAATGGTGCAAGTGGTGCTGTTGATGGATTTACTTATTTGTGTTGGGGTGCAAACGGTATGCGTGATGTTAATATGCTTCGTCCTATCCAAGAAGAATATGTCAAACCAGAAGTTGGAACTATGATTATATTCCCTGCTTGGTTGCGTCATGCTGTTATGCCATTTTCTGGTGAAGGTGAACGTAGGACTTTCTCTGCAAATGTTAACGTAGATATGCAATGAGCGATTTCATTCACTTGATACAAATGGATGATACATCACTATGTGATGATATGCTCAAGTATTATAGTAATAATGCTGAGTATAAACAGCGTGGTCTATCTGATGGTGGTGATAAAAAATCAACTGATGTTGTAATATGGCCAAACTCTAGTGATACTAGTATTTTGAAATATCTAGATTTCCTTAGATTGTGTGTTGAAAGTTATCGGAAAAAATATGATTCTTTTACTTTCCCACTGGGGTTTGCTGAACCTTGGCTTATTCAACACTATGAACCCGGTGAAGGATTTGTTTCTTGGCATTGTGAACGTACTACTAATCAAACACACCAAAGGGCACTTGTCTTTATGACGTACCTTAATGATGTTGAAGATGGTGGTGAAACTCAGTGGATGTATCAGGGTAAAGAAGTAAAACCCAAAAAGGGTTTGACTGCTATCTGGCCAACAGATTTCACTCACACACATAGGGGTGTAGTATCACCAACGCAACGTAAAACAATTGCTACTGGGTGGTTTAACTTTCTGGACTTCAGAGCTGCTCACGGTTCACTTACGAAATATTATGAAGGTCAGCTCAGTGATTTGAGAAAAGAAATAAAGGATGAACAAACTGTCAAAGGTTAACTACAAATACGACGAAGGTAAGGCACTTGCTGAACTTCAAAAATACATCGACTCGACATATGATGAACACTATAGCAAGAACAAGTTTCAAGCTACAGAGTTCATCATTGACGGTGGACATGGTGAAGGTTTCTGTATCGGTAACATCATGAAATACGCACAACGATATGGAAAAAAAGACGGTTATAATAAAAGTGACTTGCTAAAAGTCATCCACTATGGTATTATAGCTTTATACAATCACGATATCATGGAGAATAGTGAAAATGAAACTAAGTAGTCAAACAATCAATGTGTTGAAGAATTTCTCAACCATTAACCAAAACCTTGTAATCAAGGAAGGTAGTAGTATTTCTACTATGTCAGCAATGAAAAACATTATTGCTAAAGCAACGGTAGAAGAAACTTTCCCAAAAGAATTTGCAATTTATGATCTCAATGAGTTTCTATCTGTAATATCTCTTTTTTCAAATCCAGAGTTAGATTTTAAGGATAACTTTGTTCTTATAACAGAAGAAGGTTCTTCTAAATCTTCAACGTATTGGTACTCTGATCCATCTGTTGTTACTACACCAACTAAAGATATTACTATGCCTTCAACAGAAGTTACGTTTGATATTTCTAGTGACACTCTATCAGAAATAACAAGAGCTGCATCCGTTATTGGAGCTCCTGATATGGTACTTGAGAATGGAAAACTTAAAGTAACTGATAAGAAGAATACAACTGCAAATGATTTTACACTCAAGCTTGATGTTCCTGACAGTGAAGTTGATTATAAATTTTGGTTTAAAGTTGAAAATTTAAAATTATTACCTGGCTCTTATAATGTTGAAGTTTCTTCAAAAAAGATTAGTAGGTTTACTAATTCTAATGTTGATGTTTCTTACTTTATTGCTCTAGAACCCGAATCTTCTTATGACGCTTAAAGTTAGGAATTTATATTATGGAAAACTTTTTATGGGTCGAGGAATATCGGCCTAAGGATGTAAGCTCGTGCATACTTCCTAAAAATCTTAAAGACACTTTTACAGAGTTTGTTGAAAGTGAAACTATTCCCAATCTGATATTATCAGGTGGGCCTGGCGTAGGTAAAACAACTATTGCAAAAGCAATGATTGAGCAGATTGGTGCTACCTATATGATGATCAACGGTTCTGAGGAGTCAGGTATTGACGTTCTCAGAACTAAGATCAAAAACTTTGCTTCTACTGTATCACTTGAAGGTGGCAGAAAGTATCTAATACTTGATGAAGCAGACTATCTAAATCCACAATCTACTCAACCAGCCTTACGTGGTTTTATGGAAGAGTTTCATAAAAATTGTGGCTTTATTCTTACTTGTAATTATAAGAATCGTTTAATCCAACCACTACATTCTCGTTGTAGTGTTATCGAGTTTTCTATTCCTAAATCTGAAAAACAAAATCTAGCTTCTGAGTTCTTTAAAAGAGTTATAAGTATTCTTGAAAAAGAAGAAGTTAAGTATGATAAAAGGGTTATTGCTGAAGTTATCAATAATCATTTTCCAGATTGGCGTAGAACTTTAAATGAGTTACAAAGGTATGCTATATCAGGTTCTATTGATGCTGGAATGTTGGTAAACATTGGTGATGTTAATATAAAAGAACTTATGGCTGGTATGAAAAATAAGGAGTTTACTAATGTTAGAAAATGGGTTGTCAATAATCTTGATAATAATCCTGTTGATCTTCTTAGGATTGTTTATGATAATCTCTATGAGTATGTGGATGGTTCTACTATTCCCCATTGCGTTGTGGTATTGGGTGAGTACCAATACAAATCTGCCTTTGTCGCAGACCAAGAAATAAATATGATGGCTTGTCTTACAGAAATAATGGCACGAGCTAAATTTAAATAAAGATTGATATTATGATTGATGATGAAAAACTAAACGAATTATACAACAAGTCGTTTGCAACAAATGTACAACTATCAGAAGAGTATTCTGTACTCGCAGTTGCTGGTGTGTTGTTAGGACAAGCAATGCGGTTATACAAAACAGCATTAAATAAAAATGAGTTTGATGAGATGGTAGAACTTATTAGTGATTCATCCAAAGATGTTAGACCATATGATGAATTTTGTTTAGCAGAAGATTCGACTAAACATTAATAGATTGGATTTTTTATAATGATTGATATATATGATGATGTACTAGAAGAGCATAATGCTATTTTAGTCGATGATGCGATTAAACAGTTAGCTTGGAAGTATGATTATTCATCACAACCAAACAAACCAAACAAACATTGGCACATTCTTTGTGGACATAATGAAATAGAATGTACTGATGCTGGATTTGATTGGGCTCATAGTTTATTTCAAACAGCATTGGATAAGTTTAAATTTACAGAAAAGTATGATGTTGATACTTATCTTAGAATCTACATGAATGCTCATACACATGGCATAGAACCACATTTTCATCATGACGATGGAGATTTTACTATGATATATTATCCACGGCTTGATTGGAAATTAGAGTATGGTGGTGGAACTTATATTGATGGTAAACTAGCAGAATATAAAGGAAATCGTTTAGTTGTATTTGATGCAGCTCTTCTACATTCTGCAATGCCAGTTTCTAGAGAGTGTTACCAATTAAGAACTTGTGTTGTATTCAAGTGTAGTAAAAAAAACAGTAATGTTAGTTTCTTTAGAGATGCTATAAAAGATAATAGTAACAATTTCAAAGTGCAAGTAATAAACTAATGTATGAACTAAAAGTAAAGAATGGAAAGTATAAAGCAGACAGTTGGACTGCCTTGTGGTGGGCAGTATTTCTCCATAGATTATCCCACTTTCGTAAGGGTGAAGGGTTTACTGATTAATGTATGAACTAAAAAACTACCTCAAAGCTATCAACGAAACTAAAGAACCTCTTATGGATGGAGAGGATGAAGAGTGGGAAAAGAAGTATCCACCATACATCGTTAATAAATGTGTGGCTCCTTTTCCTGATACAATCCAATTAGTTAACGAAATTAACCAATTACACCACCTAGATAAGAAACTTCAGTTTGATTTTTTGATAAATAGTCTTAGACCAAGGAAAAGATATACACCTTGGGTGAAGGCGATGAAAATTGATAATTTGGAATGTGTTAAAGAGTATTATGGATATAGTAATGCAAAGGCAAAGTCCGCTCTTAAAATATTATCTGATGAACAAATTTCTGCCATAAAACAAAAATTAAATAAAGGTGGAATAAATAATGGAAGAGATTAATTGGACACA